TCTGCCAAGCAGAACCTGTATAAACACAAATTTTTCCAAGCGTAGTGTCAAACAAAATTGCACCAGTGGCAGGAGAAACAATTGCGTTTTTTTCAGTTGTTGTAAACGTAGGTAAAGAAAGACCTTTAGTTGTACTAAGCGTTATAACTCCAGCCATTATTTATTCTCCTTCTGTACCGAGGCATCGTTGAACGTGATGCCTGTTGTGCCGCCTATTGATGTGGTCATTTTGGAAACTCCTCTTTTACCGCTGTGATTGCTGCCTTCCAAACGTCCATGCCACCGTGGTACAGCAGGTCAAGCTGGTCTGCAATTGATGGGTATGCTTTGGCACGTTTGTCTTTGTATGCGTTGGCATCCATGTAGGCTTGCACAGCAGCCTCGCTGTATTGGACAGGGTTGCCAGCAGCGTCAAAGGCTTCATCGCCACGGATGGTTACTACTGTTGGAGTAGTAGCGTAAATTGCTTGGTGCTTGTTCATGCTGCTATCTCCATGAGAGTAATTGTATTTGTAGTGCCAGCAAAACCTGTCTGAATACTTAAAGTTCCTTGCGTTCTTTTAAAGTAGACGGCATAAGTTGTTGATGAAGTAGTTGCTGGAGAATCCAAATAAAGCATTGGTGCTTGTTGAATTATGTCTGAGTTACCAGAATAAACGCTTGCGAATCCACTGCCAGCAGTTAAATCTACACCATTTTTATAAATAGTTACAACCGCTTGTGAACTAAGTGAAGCACCATATATATTTGTATTAACTTGTATAAATATTTTGCTTGTAGCACTTGATGGGGTAATTGATGCGGTAAGGTTAGTAACAGCCACAAAAGACGATGAGGTTGTGCTTGTGTTTGTTGTAGTAGCCGCACTAACAACCTGCAATACAGTGCCAGCCGTAGCCGTTGTCAGCATAGTGCCTGTCACCGCAGGAACTGTCACCGTAAAGTTACTTGCTGTGTTTGTTGGGACAAGTTCGATGCTTCCACCGCTTGCCGCTGCGAGTTTAACTCCCATTTAATTGCTCCTGTGTTGGTCGTGCATAGGTAGGGTGTTCCCAGCTTTTTATGTAGTCGCCTTTGCCATCGCTGTCGTTTTGCAATTGAATAGTTCTTATAAAATCTTTGTCTTCTAAAGACGGATAAAGTAATTTAATTTTGTCGTAGAGTGTCATGTTATGCGCCCCTTACCATTGATGCTTGAAAGAATGTGTATGCTTGTTGTACTGAAGTTGTACCGCCAACAGCTAAATAAATATAAATTTCAATATAGTCAGTTGAACCATTACAAAATACCAAGCAACTTGTTTGAGCAATACGTGTTACAGCAGTTTGATTGAAACTTGATTTATATAGCCCTCCATTTTTATAAACATACATTTGTATTTCACCTGCATTAGATGCAGCTGGGATACTTAAAGAACCTTGTATTTGGTAATATCCCGCTACAGTTGGGGTAAAAGTACTTGAAGCAAAATTGTTGTTTGTGTCAAATTCTTCTGACTGAAAAAGAATTTTTGTAACTGTGCCACTTGATAGTGTTTGCGTTGCACTTTGATAAGCACTAAACGCAGGGCCATTTCCTGCTACGTTAGCCGCCAAATCAGGCTGTGTAATGATTGCATCAGGAAGCCCACCAGCAGTAATGCCTGTAATGGTTCCTGTTCCGTTAATTGTGATTGTCATGTTTTCTCCTTACAAAATTGTCCAGACCGAGCCAGACGGTACGGTTACTGTGATTCCATCGTTTATCGTCAGGGGTCCGGCGCTCATGGCGTTTCTGTTGGTAGTGATGGTGTAGTTTGCCGTTACGGTGATGTCGTTCTCGTACAGAATACCATTCCCAGTGCCGCCTGATGCGCCGCCAAGACCAACCCAAGCTGATCCGTTGTAAAACTCCATTGAGCTTGTTGAGGTGTTTGCCCTTTGTAAGCCAAAGACCGGGGCTGCGTCCCGCTGTGCAGTCGTTCCCGAAGCAATGACGTTGGAGCCTGTAGTAGCCGTGTTTACACCCAAAGACGTTAGAGCCGCCGCCGCGGTAGATGCGTTTGTACCACCGTTGGCGATTGGAAGAACACCTGTTATGTTTGACGCTGCTGAGGATGCAACCTTAACGAAGTCAACCCCGTTCCAAGCTGCTACGCACTTCTCGCCAGCAACCAAGGTAATACCTGCAGTGGGGCCAGCGCCTACGAGTTTGATGCTCTGTGTGCTAGAGGTCTTGTTAATTACGATGTAGGGTTTAGACTGTGCCGGGGCTGTGATTGTCCGAGTGGTTGTACCGCCTGCTGTCCACAGAATGACTGCCTGACGCGCTTGGTTCGACGCTAGGGTCGTGGTGCTTAAAGTTACGTCGGAGTCTGCGCTGAGTGTAGTCGTGCCTGCTACCGCCGTGTCTAGTAGCGAGGTAATAGAGTCGTTGACTGTATCGCCCCAAGTGCCGTATAGCTCCCCATCGACCGGGAGGGCCAATCCTAAGAGCGAGGTTGCTGATGTGGTCATCTCAAATCCTTACGGGTATGTAGCTATTGTATTAAAAAATAATGGTTTTGGATAGGTCATACGACTGTCCAAACCGAGCCAGTAGCAATTGTTACCGTTATTCCACTTGCCACCGTTACGGGGCCAGCGCTCATCCCGTTGTAGTTTGCAGGTACGGCGGAGTCCTTGGTGATTGTGATTGCGTTCAAGTAAATAGCGCCATCTGCCCCGGCAAGCACATCTTGGCCTGCTGTTTCGTAGGTAGCTTTGCTCGATGGGTACGACACATATACGTCTTTAGTGCCTGCAGACAGGGTAACTAAGCTACCGGAGTTGCTGGAAGACAGCACCGTAGTGCGAGACAGGGTGGTTCCAGAGGATGTGTACGTCCCAATACCTACTTCCCACTCAGCCCCGCCGTTAGATGAAATGACGTAGTAGGTGGAGTTTGCATTACCAACGGCTGCAAAAGACTGAAACCCAGTGGCTGCGCCCAGCAATGTAAGCGTACCTGTGCCCGTGGTTGTGGTGGTCTCCTTTACCCGGTCTGCTAGTACTAGTGCCATTTTTTATCCTTGCGTATTGATGACTACCCAATTGGTAGTCTGCGCGTCGTTAATCACACCCCATCCGGGGGTCTGTGCGCTACCTATATTTTGCCAGCTTACAGTCTGGCTGTCATTGATAACTTCCCATAGTAATCGCATTGAGAACGAATCTGACCCAGTAGCCGCCTCTTGGAGCGCAGCGATGAACACCCCAGAAGCTATAAAGGCATCTGTACCCGTCAAACCTTCCAAAACGGTGGTGACGAATGTTTGTTTTGCTGAATCTAAATCTGTGACTGCCCCGGTCTCGTCTATGTACACATTACCAATTAACTGCCCTGCATTTGTATCTGTACCCGTCGCAGCATCTACCGAAGTACCAAAGAACACAAACGACGTAGCCAATGAGTCCGTGCCAGAAGCAGACTCGGTTATTGAGGTAAAGAACGCCTGCCATGCTGCATCTGCGTCTGTAATTGTCCCGGTCTCTGCAATAGTCGTCTTAAATGTCTGCGCTGCCGCGTCTGTCTCTGTTCCCATAGCTGCCTCTGTCACAGCAGTAATAAACGTCTGTATTGCTGAAGCCGCGTCTGTAATTGTCCCTGTCTCAGCTACGCTCGATGTGTGCGCCTGTGTTGCTGAATTGCTATCTGTTATGGCTGCTGTCTCTGCCAAACTAGGGGTAAACGTGCTTCCGGCTACTAAGTCGCTGTCGGTTATGGTTCCCGTTTCGCTTATATCTGTGGCAAATAACTGCACACCTGCATTTGTCTCTGAGCCTGTACCTGCTTCTGTAATCGCTGTCTCAAACGTCTGCGCTGAACTTACTGTCTCTGTACCGGTTGCCGTTTCTGCTAAAAAAGATACAAAAAGTTGTATAGCCGCTACTACATCCGTGCCTGTGGCTATCTCCGCAATGCTAGACGCATAGGTGGTTGGGGATTGCCCAAGTGCGGCAAAGGGAGCCTGAGCAAAGGTGGCGTAGCCAAACATGCGTCAAACCCCGAAGGGCTACACTGCTTTTAGCTGTGCTTCATCAAACCAGCGTTGTTGTGGCTCATCATCAACAGTCCAGCCAATTAGGTACTGCACGTTGCCATCGTCGTCCATACGCATAGCCATAACAGGGCCTTGAGGAACCACTGCCTTTAATTGGACGTTATCGCCTTTTTTAAACTGTGCCATGTTAAATCCTTAGCCAGCCAAGCTGAATGTGTATGTGACATTGAGGGTATCGCCAGAAGCCACCGAACGGTCTCCGGGGGATGTGAAGTCAGAGGCGGAGAACAGAATACCTGTGCTGCCAGACTTAGTACTGTTGCTAATCAAGAATGCACCACCCACAGTCGCTGTGGCGTTAATGGTGAACGATGCTGGAGAAGCAGAGTTGGTCTGTACCGATGGGTTAGCCGTAGTTGCTGTTCCAAAAGTAGCCGCAGGGCGGGTAGCATTGCTGTAAGGGACAATCTCAGTCCAGCCAGCGTGTGAGGCGGATGTGTCTCCGGCGGCAGGGTTGTTAGAAGCTGCAGCGCCGTACAGTCCAATATACCAAGCAGCGGTGTATGCAGAGCCTTTGAAGTACTGGGCGTTCATGTCTTGCAGGCCGACGTTTACCACTAGGTTAGGGCAACGGGCTTCCCACTTTAGGTTCCCGTCTGCATCAAGACACTGCATGGTGTAAACACCTTTGGCGGTTGCCGAATCCCCGGTGCTGTTGGCTTGTGCCAGAGCGCTTGCTACTGCGTCTAGACCGTGTGCTTTTTCGTTGGACATATCAAACTCCTAATTAGAACTGCGAATTAACGCTGTGGTGGATGTATTAGCTGGCATTGTGATGGTGAACGTACCGGTAGATGTCTTATCTGCCCCGAAATCTAGCACCGCAATGGACTTATTACTCTTGCTGGCATTGTAAATCAAGGCACACCGTGCTGTTACTACTGTTGACCAAGACACATTGGCCCAGTTAACGTAGACCGTGTAGCCTGAAGTATTGAGCGCAACGCCTGTCATGACCTGACCGCCTGCTGTATAGCCTGACGCTACAACCTCATTGAGGGTGCTGTACACCGTGGTATCTGCATCGAGGTTAGCGTTTGCTGTGTACAAGGCAATCTTAATGGTGTCCGTCAACAAATTGTGCACCGCTTGGTACACTTCTGCTTTAAACGAAGTGGTCTGGGTTTGGACAATCATTACATTACCCCATTATTTTGGGGCAACGGTGCCATACGATACTGACCACTGCGGTACGCATCACTGCGCTCAAGTCCGTCTCCAAGACGTTTAGCCAGTGCTAATGCTTCTTTGTATTTGCCATCGTAAAGAGCAACAATGTCGGTCTCGCCCTTCATGTAGGTATACGCCTCTACCAACGCCCCGTAGAGCAGCACGGAGTCAAAGTTGTCACCCAACCAAGTGGTTGTTGCTGTAGTGATGGACTCTGGGTAGTAATAGTAGTGAAGTTCTGCGTAGTACTGTGCATCTGGCGTTGGGCCAAGAATAAACGACAACTCGTTGGTAGGTACTGGGGGGTTACCAGAAGTTGTAGTAGGCCCAAATAAAGCGTAGTACTTAGGCAAAGCTATATCCGCTGGGGTTGGGTATGCTTCACGAATGAAGTTGACATCCTTATTTATTAGAAACGTGTACTTCTCAGTAGCAGTCCCATACCCCTCAATCACCGCTAACGAGTAAGGAGAAAGGAAGTCGTTGGGGCAAGACAGGTACTTGTTGTTGGTCGTCAAAATACCTGTTACGTTCTTACGTATCGAAGGGAACTGAATGGTGTTGTAGACGCGCTGCTCTGCCTGCGTTATGAACGTGTTCATATCCGTAGTTGGAAACGTATTTTCTGTATACGAACTTATTGCAGTGACGAGAGCAGCGTAGTTCATACTTATGCCATTGGGCCTCTTGCAGTCACGCCTTTAGTAGCGCATCCAGTACCACGGATTTTGATACCATCAGTTTTAGTTTGCTCATTGCCAGCAGACTTACTAATAGCGCCAACGCTTACATCGTAAGAATCCAACTTGCTATGGTTGGGTTCTTTTCCGGGGTTTTCAGAAACTGAAACAGTTTTACCTGACATGGTGTGTGGCTTGGCGTACAGACTGGCTGGGCCAATCTCTTTACCCATACGTTTCATACTTTGTGTTGCCATATTAGCCTCGCTTTTGGTTAGCTACTTTAGCCAGACCACGGCCTAGCTTCATCATTTCTTCATTGGTTTTGCCGCCCTTACTACCTTTGCCACCATGCTGGATGCCAACGGAAGGGCCGCTATCGCCAAGATTTTTGCCTTTGGTTTTACCTTTAGAGGCTACACCGTCTGCGGATTTTGTAAATGCCATGATTAACTCCTATGAAACGCTTACTGTACCAACACTTGCAGTTGCAACCAAATAATTTGGAGTTAAAACTGCATCAAAAAAACTTGCACCCCCTACGGGGTTCCAATTCCATTGGATATCTCTAGATCCGCCACTATTGTATCCGTCAGTCATCTGTCCGGCTGTGTAATATGTGGTATCTCTACGAGGATTCCTCAAGGCTTGAGGGTCATCTACAGGATACATACCCAACTGGAGTTGCGGCTGATCTGGATCCCAGCAACTCTTGCAGACCAAAAGGTCATAGACCTTAGTCTTAATAATCTCTTTTTTCAGGTCAACAAGTTTAAACTGCGCCCCGCATCTGTCGCAGATCGCAATTGCCTTCTTGCCCGAAGCAAACCTATTAGCCATTTAAATGTAAGTCTGTCTAGGAACAAACC